CTCTTCTCTCAAGCTCATGGCGTCTCTCGCGTTCCAGGGCATGGTCGAATTTCCGGCAGGTTTGCTTGCCGAAAAGTGTCAACCATGTCCCCGTACACCTGTCCACCATGTCTCCGGTCCATACAGGGAGCGGAATAGGTTCGGCCCCAACAGCACTCCCAGCTCGGAGCGATGGGGGTGGTGGAGCCGAAAACGAAAAAGCCCCGGCGTATGCCGAGGCTTTGTGATGAAAATTGGTTGGGGTGAAAACAATCCAGCTTCTGTAATGGGACCTCAGGAAACCGCCCACTGCGCGACGATTCCCTTAACTAAACGCCAAGGCTTCCACATTGCAATATGGTCGAAGAGACGGCTGGAGTTTCCCATTAGACCTGCGATGGAGATGTAGACGAACCACTTCCTAAGCAGTCTGGACAACTTCCTTCTGGTTAGTCGCAGCAATCAACACATCCTAAATCGTTTTCTTGTCCCCATAACGAAAAAGCCCGACTCAGGGCCGGGCTTTTTGCGTCACTCCTCAACACGCGCAGGAATGACAGGATGGGGATAATTTCGCTCAGTCGCTCACTGATGTCAACAGTCAATCATGCGGCATCTTTCATCAGCAGCCCCTCAGCTTCCAGAATCACCTGCACCTCAGCCAAGGCGTCATCTACCAAGCCATCTAGCTTTTCGTTGATTTGCGCTCTCCAGCGGCGGCGCGTCGGCTCGGGCGTGGCATCCATGTCCCACGTGTTCATGTCGTAGAAGCTGTCAGCCAGGATAATCAAATCCTCTTCCAGCGCCTCGATCCGGCGCTTTTCTGCCTGGCCAGCAGCGACCGCAGCATTCACCGTCGCCTCGCGGCGCCAAGGCGAGGCATCGAGCGGGACCTCGACCGACACTGAACGCGGGACCTTCCGGCGTGCACCCTTCAGCCTCGGGATTGCCCAGGCCGTCACAGCCTTGTAGATGAACAGTTGCGGCGCTGGGCTGGCGATGAGCGGCCTTACCGCAGTGATCGCCTGGACCTTTTTCACCTTGTTGGTGCTGTACTTCGCCACCAGGGCATCCCAGTGTCGCGCCTTCAGCAGATGGTGCAGGCGAGCCGACAACCAGTAATCCACCTGGGTGCGGTCCAGCCCATGCGACTGGCCACCCAGAGAAGCCATGCACCCACCCTCTTCCTCTGCCGACTTGTACAACTTCTGCCAGGCTTGCCCCTTTGCTGCCCCTTTCTCCCCCGCTGCCAATGCCGCAACCACCGCTCCCGAAACGCTTCTGTAGATCATGTCCTTCCCCTCAATCCAATGTTCTGTTCGAACCGCCGGCCCCGCGACGGTTGCCTTCCTGATAAATCGCCTCCGGCCCAGTGGCCCGAAGGTGCTTCAATTCTTCGATGTGTCGCTGCGCGGCCCGCAGGCACAGGCTCAACTGGGTGACCAGCTCATCCAACGGCAGGGCCTCCCCGTTCTCTGCCGCCACCCAGCCCGAGGCATTGCACTGGACGCATGCCAGTTCGTGAAACACGCCCCTGATCACCGCTTTGCCACGGCACGCCGGGCACTCAACCAGGTCGATTGCCTCCTTGCGGAAGGCCGGTCCATGGCTCTTTTTCATGCCTTCGAATCCTCGCTAATTACAAATGCGGTAAGGTCGCTCGAAGCCACACGATTAGCGGCCTGTGGCGAATTCTGTGAAATTTCAAATAAGGCCTCGGTAAGACGGTGGAGAGCCATGAAGCCGATCTGATCGAGCCAGGCGTGCCACTTCTCCAGCGCTGCCCGACGCTGCTGCATGGCCTGGGTGTGGATGTAGGTGCTGGCGATCTTGCCCAGCGTGTGGTTCAGCAGCATCTCGCCGATGTGGCCGTCAATGCCGAGGTCGGTCCAGGTGCTGCGGGATACCTTGCGCAGGTCGTGGCTGGTCCACTCGCCCTGCCCCAGTCGCTTGAACACGTTGCTGGCCTGGGTCTCGCTCAGTGACAGGCCACGACGGTTCGGGAACAAGTAGACGCCCTCGTAGCCCTGGGCTTGCTGGATAGCCCGGTACCGGGTCAGCAGCGCTTTGAGCTGGGCTGTCAGTGGCAGGCGGTGCTCGGTGCGGGTCTTCGTGTTCGCCGCGGGAATGAACCACTCGGCCGCAGCCAGGGAGATGTCGCTCCAGCGCGCCATGCGTGTCTCGCCGATCCGGGTGCCGTGGGCCAGCATCATCAGGGCCAGCATGGCGTCACCCGGGGTCACCTCGAAGGCCTGGGTCAGCTGCTGCATCAAGTCGGGCAACTGCACGTCACGCAGGCGGGCCGCTTTGGGCTGGATCTTGGCCTTGGTGAAGTCGTTGAAGCGCATCCCTGCCATCGGGTTGCGGTCGATCAGGCCCAACTGCAGCGCCTGGCGGAAAGCTGTCAGCAGCAGCGCGAACATCTGCCGCAGGTAGGACAGGGACACCTCGGCCTGGCTCGGCCACATCAGGCGCTTGTCCAACGACTCGCCATCCACCTCCACCAGGGCCAGGTCATCCAAGCGCGGCTTCAAGTGCTGGGCGACCGCGGATCGGGCGCCGGCCTTGCGCTTTGTGGACAGCGAGCGGTCGCGGGCCATTCGGTCACCATACCAATCGAGCAACTGCCCCACGGTGACCATCCCCGAGGCAACCGGCGCGGTGGCCGGATCACGCATCAGGCGCTGACGCAGCGCAGGCAGCTCAGCCAACACCGCCGCCACGCCCAGGTCGGGCCAGCGGGCGATCGGCGCCCAGCGCTTGCCGCGCACCAGATGCCAGGTGCCCCGGTCGCGGGTGCTCCAGAAGCGCAGGTACAGGCCGGGGTGACGCGGGTCGCGCAGGTCGCGCACCGACTTGTCGACGGCCTGACGGCGCACTTCGGCCTCACTGAACTTCACTTCGCGGGTCGCGCTCATGCGGCCACCACCCCCTCGCGGATCAGGATAGCCTGGGTGCGCATCACGCCCTCAGCATGGTGCTGCCGGACATCGGCTCGGCTGATCAGTCGGTTGCGGCCGTCGCAGGCATCATGGCAGGCACTGCAGGCCCAGGCGCCCTGCAGGTCGTTCGGTTTCATGCCGACGCCGCAGGTACCGGCCATACGATAGTGAGCCAGCACGGTGGTTTCGGGGTTGCCATTGCACACACCTGGAATGCGCACCTGGCACTCCCGGCCGCGTGCGGCCTTGGTCAACTTGGATTGCCTCATGGGCGGTCGTCCTTGTGGAGGTCAACAACGGTGAAAGTGGCAGGCCACATGCGCAGACCGTGCAGGCGAGCGGACTGCTCGTCGCGGTACAGGCCCACGGGCGGCTGAGGCTGAAAGGTGAGGTCGAGCAAGTGGCCGCAGGCGTACAGGGCGTAGCGGTAATCGGCTGGGTCAGGAGGTAGCAGCATCGAATCGGCCATCAGAACCTGTCCTTGCTGGCGTAACGGCCAGCCAGGCTGGTGACCTTCTCAGGCTGTACCGTCGGCGCAGGCATCCAGCCTGCGGCCAGATCCTCAAACCGGTTGTACTGACCTAGGAACGCGGCACGAACAGTGCCCATTTCGATATCGCGGCCCTTGCCGATAATGATCTCAGCAACGCCCTTGGCCTCGGTATTTTCGTGATAGACCTCGTCGCGATACACGAACAGGATCACATCGGCGTCTTGCTCGATCGCGCCTGACTCACGCAAATCGGATGGCACCGGGCGCTTGTTGGGGCGCTCCTCACACTTTCGGGAGAGCTGACTGAGCAGGACCACTGGAATGCCCAATTCCTTGGCCAGCAGCTTGCAGCCACGGCTGATGCTACTGACCTCCTCGGTGCGATTGCCGCCGTCGCCCTCAACCAATTGCAGGTAGTCGATCATCAGCAGGTCCAGGCCGTAACGCATCTTGTGCCGCCGGGCCAGTGAGCGGATGCGGCCAATCGTCGAGCCGGCACGATCCGCGATGTACAGAGGTGCGCTACGCAGCACGCCGGCCGCTGCAGCGAGCTCGGTACCGTGGCTTTGGCAGGCAGTTCCGTTCTTCACCAGCGACAGTGGAATACGACCTTCCGAAGCGACGGCGCGATCCAGCAGCTGGCCCTTGTTCATCTCCAGGCTGATAACGAGCGACGACTTGCTCTGGCGCACGGCTACGTCGACAGAAAAGCCCATGGCGAGCGTGGTCTTGCCCATTCCGGGGCGTCCGGCAACGATGTAGAGGTGATCCGGCTGCAGGCCGCCCAGTTTATCGTCCAGGTCCTTCAGGCCGGTCGATAGCCCGATGAGCGTTTCGCCCCGGGCGTGGCGGTCATGGCGGTCCTGCCAAACTTCCAGCTGATCGACCAGTACGTCGCCGACCTTGACGATGTCATCATCGCCGGCACCGCAGTCAATGGCCATGGCTGCGGCCTGCACAGCGGCAATCTTCGCCTGAACATCCTCGGTGCCCTGGGCGATCTCCATGGCTTGCTCGCCGAGGCTGTACAGGGCTCGTTCGACGGCCCTTTCCCGGACAATGCCGGCATATGTCTTGGCGCTGGCAACGCTCGGGGTGTTATCGACGATCTCGGCGCAGTAAGCCAGAGCGCGATCACCGTTCGACAGGTTGCCGATCTGCTCGGCAACAGTCAGGAAGTCCACAGCCTTGCCGGCCGCTCGGACTGCCATGATTCCGCGAAACACATCGGCGTTCTCGGCGAAGTAGAACGACTCGGCGGACAGGTCGTCGTTCAGGGTGTCGATCAGCTCGGGGCGAATCATCATCGCGCCCAGCAGGCCGTGCTCGGCCTCGACGCTGTACGGATCACGCATGGTAGTTTCCCTCCACCACTTTGACGAAATTGGTTGGCGCGATCAGCCAGTCGAAGGTGCAGCGGAATGGGCTCGCGTCTCGCCCCCTGACCTTGCCCATCAGGAAGTCGCTCGACTGGACCATGCCGAAGAAGTCCCGCCAGAAATCCAAGTCTTGGTGAACAGGGCTTTCTGCCCAGCGCGCCTGGATCTTCGACTTGCGGTCTTTGTTAACCAGAACGACACGTGGGAGTGTCGGCAGCAGTTCGTTGAACAGGTCGACGATCTGCTCGACCGGAACCTGTTTCGAGTTATCGCGAGTGCTCGTGGTATCTCCTGACGGTTCCTTGATGGTTCCTTTACGGTTCTGGGGGCAGGAAATGCC